TATCTAACTTTGTACCATCTGCTGATAAATCTCTACCATCAACAGTTTCTGAGCCGCTCATAACTATATTACCAGTCATAGTACCACCTGCTAATGGTAGCTTAGTAGCGTCTGTTACACCTGTTCTTACTGCAGTAATAGTGGCTTTCTTAGAAGTACCACCATCATTAATTAATATTTCCTCGCTTCCTCCAAGGGTACCTTTTGCTGGTAAGTCTGATACTTTAGTTGTTGCCATGTTTACTCCGTAATAATATAGTCAGGACTAGCATCACTAGATGACTCAGTTATAAAATACAAACCAGTTGATTCTGTTTCTATTTCTTGTTCAGGAGAAGCAGGAGGACCTACTGGCGTATCGTCCCATCCTCTTCTTCTAAATAAATAAACAGGTACAAACTTCTTTTGTTTTCTAGTTAACTTATAAGCCATTACTCTAACCTGTCTAAAAGTTTTTCACGTCCAATGTTTCTACGTTGTTCTATATCTGCTAACTTATCTGTAAATTGTTCCACTAATGGAGCATATGATACATCTACTGGAATAACTTTTTTCCTCTTTGGTATCTTTCCTGTATATGCTTCCGGTTCTTTAAAACTTGTTTTAACTTTTGTATGACTATCTTTAGGTGTAGCCATTAATCCTTTTGGCTCAGGTAAAGATGACATTTTAGGTAAATCTTTTGTTTCTTTATGTGCTTTTAATTCTGCACCTGACTCTACTGTAGGTTTAGAATAACTCCTGTCCTTTACTGAATCTAAGTTATCTTCTCCACTTAACATCTGGTCCAGTATGTCATGTATCTCACTTGTTTCTTCCTCAAAAGAACCTTGTTCGTTATTAAACTGTAAACCATTTTCCTCTAAAAAAGAAGCTAGTTCTTCCGGAGAACCTGTAGGATTTTCAACTTTAAATACTTGCTCAAGAATTTCATTATAAAGTTTTGCAATCTTTTGCTTTATCTTATCTAACTCTAAGTCTAAAGCACTATCATCAAATAAATCAGCTATATTCATAATTCTCCTAATTAGCTAAATATAACCCCCTCATGTAGAAGGGGTTACGGTTTAACTAACTATTATCTGTCAGTTACAAAAGCGAAACCTGAAGCGTCACGCATCTCACCAACACCATAGATAGTGTCAGCAGTATACAAGTCACCTAGGTACTCTTGCATGTAAGATGATTGTGAACGTACTCCTAGTTGCTCAACTAGAGCCATTGCGTCTTTGTGTAGAACTAGACCAATGTCGTGTACTGTGTTATCAGCAGACTTAGTAGTACCCATAGCGTTAGTAACAAACACATCAACACCGTAGATTTGTCCAACCTTACCAGTCTTGATTGCATTACCATCACCAATAAACGCTTGCTCAGTATAACGCTGAATGCCTAACATGTCAGTGTACTGACGTGGAGTTAGAACAATTGCACGTCCATCTTGAGGTACGTCAGCTAGGTCTAGCTTTTCAATCATTGCACGAATTGCAGCGTCACCACCAGTTGCTAGTGAAACAGCGTTACCTGTGTTAGTGTTGGCTGCACGAGTCCAGTCAGAAAGTACACCAGCATTATCAAATACTTGTGCCTTGTTCCAACCTGAATCGCCTGCTGTACCGTTACCACCGTTTAGCTTTGCTGCTGTGTTAAACAAGTCTAGGTCGACCTGTGTACTTAGAGCATAGCCAGCATCTTCTGTGTAGAATCTACGTAGAGAGCTCAATGCTTGAACCTCTGCCATATCTTCAATTAGCACTGAATATTCATAGTGCTTGTCAATGCTTAACGCTGTGTTGCCATGAGTATCGCCTTGAATCTTTACTAAAGCGTTCTCTCCCTTTGAAGTTGCTGAACCACGTACCGGTGTTGGGATGTTGATTGTATCACCCTTCTTACCTTTGTGGTTGATGCGAGTTACCAAATTAGCTAATACTAAGTTCTTTTGATAACTGGCAATAACTTCGTCACTCCACAACTCTGGAATAAAAGTTGCAGCTGTAGTGACTGTTTGGTTATTAGTACCAATTACACCTGTTGCCATTTATATATCTCCTATATATCTTATTATTTTACCCTCCCCTCTGCGTAAGCCTCGTAGATTTCATCTTCTAAACTCTGATAACGCTTTGGGTCAGTCTGTTTTAAACGTATTAAATCAGCACGCCTGTAAATCTTTTTACCAGCTGTTGACTCACCGGAAGCTCTTGATACTCCTTCACCTGCTTTCATTGCAGTTGCTCTTTTAGTCTTTTTGCTTTCATTTACTTCTTGCGTCTTAGAAATCATTTGTCTTTCTTTCCAAGTCGTAAGTAGTTCATTGGCTGCATCAAAGTCATAAGAGTCTGCTTCTTTATACAAGCGTTGTCTTATCTTACTTCCATTTACCCACTCCTGAAATCCTCCGTCAGTAATGACTTCTTGGAAATCTGGATGTGCCTTTTCGAGTTGTTGGGCAGTTAAAGCAGCTTGTTGCTGTTTGTTCTGTTCCGAAAACTCTTTGAACCTAGGATGATTATCTATAATTTGCCTTACTGCTTCTTCAGGATTATCATAAAAATCTGCTGGCTCACTTGTGGTAGTCTGTTGGCTTTGTGTACTTATCTGGGATTGCAAATAAGAATCAGTTAGTTTTCTAAGCTCACCAATCTCTTGCCCTTTCCTACCTAGTTCTTTCTCTAGGTTCTCATAGGCTTCAGCTATTTCCGTTGAGGACTTACCTTGAAATTTCTTAGGAAGTTCTTGAGCTTCTGGCTCTTGAATTTCTTCCTGTTCTACTTCTTCCTCTACAGCTAATGCTTCTAAAGTTTCGTTTACTTGCTCTTGTACTGGTTCTTCTCGGACCTCAGGGTCTACAATTTTACTACTCATGCTTCTTACCTCCGTCTTTTAAGATTATGGGGGTTATAAAAATGTTAGAGCTGGTACTAATCCAGTTGTTCTAACGCTAGTTTGGTAGCTTCCTCTAAATTAATAAACATGTTTAGGAAAGATACCTGTCCTCTACGTAAGTGTAGAGTTTTTTCATCTTCAATGTCATAGATTTTTTCAAGTGACTCTGCTAGTTTAGTGTACTCTTCTAACAATACACGCCAGCCATCATGTTGAATCATGTCTAATCGTTGTTCTAATACTTCTCTATCTGTCATTTAACGTGTTAGTTTTTTAGCTAACTTTCTTTTTTTAAATGTAGGGTCAGCTTTTTTTGCTCTTTGACTAGCAGCTTTCATTAACCTAAGTTTTTTTTCTGCTGCAGTTTCAGTTTTTAATTTGTTTCTATTTTTCATTGATGGGTTCATTTTTTTAGATTTTACTCTACCCGGTGTACCTTTAGCCTTAGGTGGGTTTCTGCCCATAATTCCTGCACTGCTTATTGTTTTTTTATATATACCCATATTATCCATTCCCCATTGCTTTTGTTAAATTAAGTATAGTTTCTGAGTTTAGATGTTCTACCTCAGGTACATTACGTGCAGTTTCTGACTGTATACCTTTTATTCTTACCATCTTCTCAGCTAATTCTAGTTGTTTCTTAGCTAAAGTTTCATTAGATGCTTTATCACCTGCATCTACCTGTAGCTTCTGTGCTTCTGCATATAACTTATTAATGTCTGCTTTAAGTTCCTCTAACTCAAGCATAGACTTTTGCATTTCTATTTGTTTAATTTGTTGTTCCTCAGGGTTAGGCTGCATCATTTGATTGATTGCTTGCACTAATTGTGTCCTATTAGACAGTGATGAGTTCTCAAATATACTCATTAAGATAACAAAAAATGCAGGAGAACCTTGTGGTGTCATGGATAACAACTGTACCATCTGTGTTGTTTCTAATTCCTTAGCCATAATACCTAGACTACTGTAAGGTTTAAACTTAAAGTCTACTGCTGGATATCTTTCGTTATCAAACTGTATACGTCTGTTTAAAGTCTTATTAATCATAGGAATCAAGAATGAATCTTGGAAATTCATTAGTGTTCTCTTCTGACGTTTGATAGATGCTGCTTGGAGCATTGACATACCACTAGCAGTTCCATTTCGAGGATTGGAAAAGTTACTGTTAGCTGTGTCCATAGCACCAGTACCCATCTGAACCATGCGTTCTAGCTCTGCTGCTTCGGTAAAAGTCGACTGGGATAGACTACCAAAGTTCAGTGGCATTAGAACGGATTTAGGGTCGCCATTCGTAAGGATTGTCTTACCGGGACGGACATCGAATTTCGTTCCACGTGGTAGACGAGTGGCATCTAAACCCATCATTGGGTGTGTCGTGAGTGCTAAGGCGTCAATACGAGCTCTCAGTTCAGCATCTAAAGCTTTCTGTGGATTATATCCCTTTTCAGCCACACCTCTACCCCAAAACTTCGAGGGTACCCTGTCATTTTGATAGGCAACAAATGGTCTATCATTTAACATGTATGGGTTTTCTGCTGCTCTTAGTACGCAATCGTCATTAGCAATTGTAACAACAGCTTCAACTAATTCATCATCATTATAATCAAACTGTTCTACACTACTTGAGTTACCACTAAGAAATCTTTTAGGAACTAATCCCCAATATTCTACAATCTTTACTTTGTCATCTTCATTAGAGTCACTAAACTCTTCATCAAAGCCAAAGTCTGCTTTGTCATAACTACCTAATGGCATATCATTGTATATACCATCCTTCATACCCTTAGTAATCATATATCTAGGTTTAATTACTATGTGGGCGACACCTAATGCTTCATCTATTGTTGCAGCTGTAGGGTCAATAACAAATTCTTTTGGTGATACTGATTCTAACTTAACACACGTGTATGGTATTTCCTGTGTTCTAGTAGCAGTTGTCATGGTTCCCGGTACTGGCTCTTCAATAGCCACCATTTCCATTTTATCCTGTACTAATACCTTACCAATACCTGTACCAAATATAGCACCGTTAAGTAAACACTCTGCAATAGCGTCCTTAACTCCATCTTTTGTTAAATCTTCATGGAGTAAATTACGTATATACTCTGCGTCTTGTTTGTTTTGGTCAAGGATGTCATCTTCTAGGTCAAACCAACGGTTGCCTCCAAAGATTGCTTCCTCTAATTCTGCTACTGTGGCTTCAATTGCCTGTGATGTGGCTGGAGAAATTAATTTACTCTTTTCTGACTGCCTTGTTTTGTCATCTGTTGCCCAAATACCACGCCATAATCTGTAATATTCGTCCCACTTAGACATATAGTTAGTATTCCTGTGGTCCTCCCACTGGTCAACTCTGTCTAACACCCATTCTCTTAACTGACTGTGTGGACTATCTAGGTAATCTTTCTCATCCATAAATTAATATCCTGCTATTGCGTCCATTGGTTCCCATTCGTCTAGTTCTATACTGCCCGCGTAGTCTGCTACACTGACTTGGTCTATATATGCAAGGCTATCCAGCAAATCGTCATGGCTAAGAGGGGAAGGAAAGTCCATCATCTGGGAAATAAAGTGGTCATTCCAACTTGCCTTTCTAAATTTTATCTTACCATGCTCTAGTCGTCCTTGCAGCGACCATGTAATTCTATCTATCTTTCTTTTACCGCCATGAGTTACATCTGTTATGTTAACCCACCTACCGTTTGTTCTCATCTCATCTTCGAGATAAGGCATGATTGCGTTCTTTAACGCTCCGGCTTCAATTCCGACAGTAGTTGCTTGACTTTCAATTGCAGCCTGTAGTATTTTAAAAGCAGTTTCTTTAATACCCCATCTACCATGATATATATCCTTTACTAACCATTCATCATTAACAATCTTAACTACTGATATTGCTGTTTCGTCTAACTTACTTGACTTTAAACCTCTGTCTTTACTTGTTGCTTCAAACCCTGCTGGGTCTACTGCTACTACATAATGACATATTGTACCTTCCGCAAAGTCTGTTTCATTATCGACATACTTAATCCACTCTTCCTTAAATATTCCTCCTGTGAAGGACTCAAAGGTGGCTTCAAATTCCTGTCTAAAGGCTTGAGTAGACATTGTACTCTTTGCAGCAGCGATTTCTTTGGGGTCCAGTAATGGATTATCTGTGGAATTAAATTGAAATGCTTGCCAGTCATCATCTTGTTGTGCTTCTATGTATAGTTTATAAAAATGATTCTTTCCTGCAGGGGTACCAATAAACATAGCACCACCTTTTACATCTGCAAGAGTAGGTCTTAAAATCATTTCCCACACTTCAGGCTTCATACTGGCATATTCATCGAGCACTACGTACTCTAATCCCACGCCCCTCAAAGTATCCGGTCTATCTGAGCCTTTAAGGTATATCTTTCTGTCGTTGACTAAAGTTAACACTGCTGTGTTTTCGTGAGCAGCTTTTATAACATCCTGCCCTAACTCCTTTAGCATACCCCACATAATATCTTTTGATTGTTGGAATGTGGGACCAACGTAAAATACGTCTTTGCTTTTGCTTTGTAGTGCTTTGATTAATAAAACCCAAGCAGCTAACCTTGACTTACCAAATCTTCTACCTGCTGAAACAACTTTAAAACGTGCCGGAGATTTAAATATCTCCATCTGAGCATCGTGGAGAGAAACTTTAATATCTGCCATTATTCGTCTATGGCGTCTATTACTTCACCTTCAAAGGTAGCTTGTTCCTCTGCTTCCTGCTTTTCTATAGCCTTTACGGATTCAACAATAATATTTATTCCTAAATCCTGGTGTTCGTGTTTTATTTCAACAGCTTTATGTGCTGGAACAATTCTATCCATGCACATCTTTAAACAATGTCTATCACCTTTTAAGGCTAACTCAATAACCTTGTCCACAATCTCTGGACCTCTTGCTGATAATACTTCTCTGCTTAAAGCTGTATATTTGTTTACTGAACCTACGGGTCTGCCAGCTGGATTCAATGATGGCATGCCCTTGTATAAATTGGGATTACCTGCTTTCTTCTTTGTTTCCTTTGGCATACCTTTGTCCTGTGTTAAAAAGGGAGGTTCTATACCCCTATTATACCACGCTTTGCTGGTGATTGCAAGAACTTTCTTTTTTAGGCTACAATTTGTACCTTCGGATTAGTAAATTGCTAATTGTGGCTAGGTCGAAATACCATCTCATGTACTAATGAGCTACACCGGAGTGCGTGCGTTTTGCCATTATGGGCTCCCCCTTTGGCTATGTGTGGAAAAATGGAGGGACTAAGCTGGGACTAAGTAAGGGACTAAGCAGGGACTAAGTAAAAACAAAGTCAATCAATGGCAATTAGTGGCAATTAGTGGCAATCAATGGCAAGGAATGGCAACGAATAGCAAGGTGAAGAAAATTGAAGATAAAAGAGTGAGTGATTGTGGTTTTTTACATAAGACTCTTATGTGGATTTAAAAATAATTCTTGCATTTGATATTTAACGATGGCATAATGAATACATCCAATAAGGATAAGACGCCTAACAAAGGCATATAACAATAACTAAATAAAGGAAATAATATTATGAAAAACGTTAAAACAGCAAGACCGACAGCTACTTCACTAATGGGAAAGAAAGTTTTTGCCATGATTAATAATGAAGCTAAACTGACCAAAGCCGACAAGGATTATTTAATGTCGCTATATATAAGCACCAAACAGTCAAATAATCAGCAAGCCTTAATCGATGAGCTCATAAAAAGTGATAAGAGTTATAAGAGCACTATAACAAGGCGTGCCACGTTCTTAAGGGACAATGGACTTATTAACGAACTTAACAAACTGAAAGCACAGGTTAAGACTGGCATGGATAAGCTCAATAAGAACTTATCATTACAGGGTTTAGGCACTGGTAAAGACAAGGATGGCAATTTTAAGCAAAAGCCTACAATAGGAGTCAAGAAAGAGTCCAAAGGCGGTAAGACTCCTAAAACACTAGCCGACAAGGTTAACAAGGAGCTTAAGAAAGATACTAAGATTTCTTGCACAAGGGAAGAAGCTTGGGACTTTGCACAAGAGCATTTCAGCTTAGACGATATTGAAGCTCTTAAGGTTATGATAATGAATAGAGTTA